GATGCTCTCAGCAGTTGCCTGAGCGCAGTTGCAGTCGGTCAGAGGGTATGCGGTCGTGCCTGCACCTATGGTGATGACCACAGGGGCGTTGATAGTGGTCGTGTCCGGCAAAGCCTGAGCAATGACCAGACAATATTTTTCTCCCGCTGCGTAAGAGCCAGCAGGGATATTGATGGTCAGCGTATCGTTGGCAAACGTGACAGACTGGCTCAAGACCAGATGGGGGCAGAGTTTGCAGCTTGTTTTGCAAGCCATAGTGTTTTCCTCCTAAAAAATCAGGGGCAGAGGTGTCTTACCCCTGCCCCGATGGTTCACCCGGTGTTATCGGGGAGTGTGTTGGTTAGCAGCAGCCGCAGCAGTTTACGCCCAAGTTGGGGTTTGCCACCTGATAAGCGGGAATCGGACGAGGATTCACACGGTTCAGGATGGTATCAGTCTGCTGGGACATCACGGTGGTCAGAAGCGCATTCTGGCGATCCTGAGAAGCCGCGAACTTGAGGCTCTGGTTCTCAGCGGTCAGAGTGGCAATCTTGTCCTGCGTGAAGTAGTCCATCATGCTGCGGAAGTTGGCGTTGCAGTTGTCCACGATGGCGCGGGCGTTGTCTGCGATAGCCTGGCGGGTAGCACAGTCCTGCTGTGCAATGGTGTACTTCAGGTCGCCGATGAGCTGCTTGTTCTCGCAGCAGCAAGATGCAAGCTGCGTGGCGAGTGCGGTCTGACCAGCCTGCCGTGCGTTGCCCTCCTGCATAATGGCAAGGCTGATGGCGTTGTCACCGTTGGACACGCTGCGTTCCAGACCGTTCACGAGCTGTGCGTTCTGGTAGCCAAGCTGACAGATGGCGCTGTTCACGCCCGCAAAGCCGTTCGCAATGTTGGCGTTGATGCCATTGATCTGCGCCAGCTGGTCATAACCCAGAGAGCAGATGCCGCTCTGGATCCCCGCCAGAGAGCGGGATGTATCCTGCTGGTAGAAGCCCTCAGACAGCGCTGCACGAGTGTCGTTACCGCCCTGACCGGTTGCGCCAGTGCCGACCAGATAGGGGATGTAGGCGTTCATGCCGTTGTCACCGCCGTTCCGGCCATAGCCGTTTGTACCCCAGCCGAAGATGATGGCGAGGATAATAACAGCCCAAAGACCCTCGTTGCCGAAGAATCCGCCGTTGTTATTGCCGCCGTCCTGCCCAGCCAGATAGCCAGTTGCAAAATCGTCCATAACAAAACTCCTTTCAGTTTTGCGTTATGCTATCCCGCTACCGTGTGCAGCGGGCGAAGCCAAATCAAAGCGGTTTTTGTCAAGTCCGCAAAACTGAGAAGCGTTTCGCTTAGGGATGCTTATTTTAGGATTGTTAAGTCAGCTTGGAGGGTTGTCTTTTTTATCTTTTGGGTCATCCCACTTTTTGCTGGCAGCACCAAAAATAAAGCCAAGCATTAAAGGAACCCATATTTTGTCATCGCCGCACAGATTGTTGATGCCAAAATCTTTTTCGGAATGGCTGTTTTCAAAATCATCCATTGTAAAGTCTCCTCACTTCGGAAGCGTCAAATTCAGGACGCTTGCCAGCTGGTTCAGGTCGATGCCCCGCTCTTTGGCGAGGTTCTGCGCCATCGTTCGGAGCTGTGCTTCGTTTTTACCCTGAATCAGGTTCAGCCCCTGCATGATAGGAGCATTCTGCCCGCTTAACTGCTGGATAAGCCCCATCGGGTTTTGCCCGGCACGAGCCAGATTTGCAAGCTGCATGATAGGGCTGTGAGTAATCACATCAAACGGAGAGGACATTTTTATTCTCCTTTCTTTGCGGTGGCAGAGGGCTTAGAAAAACTCTTCTGCCACTTTTCCAACTCATCCAGACGGTGGACGAGGGTGTTGTACTGCTCAATAGGCACATACTGCTGTGTCGGTGCAGCGGTCTGCTGTGCCTGTTGTGCTTGCATCTGCCTCCACGCTTCCGGGCTGTAGAACTCTTGCACATAGGATTCGCAGGTGTCCGGGTTGAGCCGCTTGCAGTAGATCACGCCGCTGCGCAAGTCTGGGCAGTAGGTCGGTCTGCCGTACAGGTCAGACGGTATCGCCAAAAACTCCTCTCTGCTGGAAACAGGTCTGCCAAGCAGCCAACCGCCGTCCTGTGCCGACTGCTGAACAGGCTGTTGCCCATTCATCGGCTGCGGACGCTGCGGTTGTACCTGTTGCATCTGCGTGTTTGGCAGAGGAGCAACAAGACCTACTGTACCCATGCCGCCGTAAGGATTGACAGGTTGCTGCGGAACGTAGGGCGCTCCGGGTGTCGGATAATAGCTCATAAAACATCCCTCCTTGTGCATCCAGTGTACTGCATCGGCAAAAAACGAAAGGCAACGAACGCACAACGAAGGACAAAAAAGATAGCATAAATAATTTGCTTTCTCAAATTTAATGTTGACAAAATAAATTATTTATGCTATAATAAGAGTGTCAAGAGGAGCAATAAAAAAAACGGAGGAACGAACGATGAAGACTTACAACCTGCACGAGATCATGAGCAACGCCTGGGCGATGTACCGCAGGTGGGTCGCGCCTTACAAGTACAATCACAGCCGCATCCCCAGTTGCTATACTTTTGCAAGTGCTCTCAAGCAGGCTTGGGCCGCTGCAAAGACCGCTGCTAAAAAGGCCGCCGCCGGTATCGTTCGCATGCACTACAGCCAGTACAAGGCTGAGTATAGCAAGTGCCAGACCGTCGAGGGCAGCTACGACAAGGCCACCAAGACCATCGAGGTCATGACCAAGGTCCTCCGTACCTTTGAGCGTCCCGCTTATACCGCAGCTCGTACCTCTCGCCGCCCCAGCGTGACCGCCATCCGCGGCCTCTGCCCCCGCTGCCACACCTACTGCTACGGTGACTGCATGGCATAATTTTTTGCCCAAAAAATTGAGAAAATAATTTATTTAATCCAAAAATATGTTGACTAAATAAATTATTTGTGATATAATAATGGTGTCAAGAGGAACACCAAACAACAAATGGAGGACGACGACAATGACTAAGTTTTATGATGGCAGCAAGCTCCTGAGCATCGAGATGACCGATACCGCCAACGGCGCACACTTTGAGGCTGATTTCTTCGAGGCCGGTGGCCTCGAGTACAACGCTGATCTGGACGCTTACAAGGTCGAGGATGTCGAGTACCTGGCCGACTACGCCAAGAGCTACGCTGACGGCACCAACAGCGACATCGACTACACCGTCGATGAGGACGGCAATGTCGTGACTCCCAACTGCACCGTCGATTATGACATCGAGGTGATGTGATGGCCTCTTACAAGCCTCGTGCAAAAAAAGACCTTACCGGTCAGCGCTTTGGGGCGCTGACCGTTTTGCATGAGGGCGAGCCCCATGTATTCCCGCGAGGAACAACCGAGCGAACATGGGTGTGTAAGTGTGATTGCGGTAACGAGATAACGGCAACGATGTCACGGCTTACGGGAGGGCTTGCTACAAGCTGCGGTTGCAAATCAAAGCTGGGTCGTGCAATGCTTCGCTCCTCTCGCCGGAATATGCCATATGACCTTACTGGTAAAATATATGGCAATTTTTTGGTCATTGGCTTTGCTGGAGAACGCTTGGCTCCAAATGGCGCTAAATCTTATCTATGGCGCGTCCGCTGCGGCTTGTGTGGCCGAGAAAAAGTAATGGATGGCGTTTATGTCCGAACAGCCACATTAGAGGACGGATGCGGATGCCGTCAAGCCACACTATCTCATGTTTGCAAAAGGTGTGGCAAAACATTTTTAGGCGCGCGTCATGCCGAATATTGCCCAAGCTGTCTTGCTGCTGAGGTTGACCCCAAAGTTGCATATCGGCCGGAAGCTCCCATAGAGAGCAAAACCATAGGCGCCCGCCAGCGAATATATACTTGTAAGCTTTGTGGCGGGAATTTTGTTGGAGCCACAAACAGCCGCTATTGTCCAGCCTGCAAAGCTCTCGCACACGCCAGAAACGAAAAGACCAGACGGACGCAAAAGAGTTTGGGAAAAGCTCGCACCATCGGGTCTACCGATTACTGTGCCGAATGCGGCGAACCTTACGTGGTCACATCGTCCAGCCAAAAATATTGCCTGGACTGCCAGAAAAAACGGAGGAAATAATATGCGCAAAATAATCAACGGCTCTCGCTATGACACCGATACCGCAAAAAAAATGGGGCACTGGGAGTCTGACCAGGACTACACCAGTTTTTACCACTGTGAGGAGACTCTTTACCGCACTAAGGCTGGCAAATGGTTTATCTACGGCATGGGCAACGCAGCCACTGTATACGCCGTCCGACGTAGTGACGGATGGACGGCTCCCGGTGAGCAGATCGTGCCTCTCTCCGATGAGATCGCGCAAAAGTGGGCGTTTGAGCACCTCGGCGAGGAGCAGTGCGACGCCATCTTTGGTGCTGGCAGCGAGGGCGCAAAGGATGTACAGGCAACGATCTACATCCCGGGTCCGCTTGCCGAAAAGATGACAGCGCGGATAGACGCAGAGCAGTGCAGCCGGAACGAGCTCATCCTGCGGGCGCTGCGGGAATATCTCAAATAAACAAAAAAGCCCCGGTGCTCTGTTTGGAGCATCGGGGCTTTTTACGTCTCACGCTGGATGCGCGGGAGACTAGCCAGTTGTACAAATATCCACCCTAATGCGCTTCTTCGAGAGGCCGGGTGGATTTGTTGGTTTAATTTTACATCACATTGTGATTTTTGTCAATCGGGGCAAAACAAATGCGGTTTGGCAAAATGCCGGAACAGATATATACGCTCTGATACGGTGGGTTGACGCTTGGAACTTTGTCGGAATAATTTTTAAAATACGCAACACGTCCGCCTAGCCACAAGATTTCAAACTCGTTCTGCGAAAAAAGATCAAATCGCTCTTTGCAGTCAAACAGCCCAACACTTCCGACAAGCATGGCAAATGGCTTTCCAATTTCAAAAAGCCGTTTGAAAATCCTTGTTTTACAAGAATACGGAGGATTTGAAACAATGAAGTCGCATTCCGGGACAGGCACTGAAAAGAAATCCTGCCCTTCGGCAATATGAGAATGAACAACTTTGCATCCATGCGTTGCAAGCATCTTCACGAACAGTGATTCATCTGTATCGAAAGGGCACCAAACCTTTGCATTGTTCGGAATATAACAAAGAATTGGCTCGATTGCATACGCTGGAGTATAGTATTCATCATTGTGACTGTTTGCGATTTTACCTACAACCATTCGATTCCTCCAAAATCAAATCAATGCCTTTCAGCCGGTAGCCTATCGCCGTCCGGCTGTAATGTGTCTGTGCTGCAATATCCGGCAGCGGAAGCCGCTCAACGTACCGCAGTAAGGCTATCTTACGGTCTACCCTCCCAAGCGGTGCGTTTTTGATGGCGGCGGTCATCTGCTGTCGGTCAAGTCCTTGCAGCGCAGCGGGCAGCACTACACGAGCCGCCGCCACAGGCAGCACCGAGCCAAAAAGGCTGCGGCAGCTGTCCGGCGTTGCGCACTCGAACGGTCACGGTACGGGGATGTCCCATTTTGCCGCCGTTGGCAAAATGGTCACACACTGCGGGCCACAAAATCGGGTACGCACGCTGATCATAATAATAGCGTGGCGTTTGCTCGTATGTAGTGCTTGCCATAATAATCTCCTTACTGCTTTTCCAGCGCCGCTCGGGCGCGGTCGAAGAAAAATTGAATCACAGTGCCGATGGTCTCGGCGGTAAGGGCCCAGCTGATGAGCCTGCCGTATTTGCTGGCGCCGAGTGCCATGCGGAGCATCTTGACGACCCACGCCTTGCGCTCTGCGCCGCGTTTAGTCCCCTGAATCTCCTGCTCTGCCCGCTCGATGAGGTCCAGCACCAGCGGCTTTACCGCGGCGCCATAGCCCAGCCGGATGCAGCCCAGGGCGTAAAAGATAAAGCCGCCCAGCATCAGCACTGCCGCCACCGGGGCGGGGATAAGGTCAAAAAGCTTAGTTGCCAGTGCTTCCATGATTGGTCACTCCTTTTAACAGATAGTTGTCGATGTCGGCGCGGCTCTTCTGCATCCCCTCGCGGTTGTTGCCGGAGAGTTGGGCGTCCAGCAGATTGCGCACCCCGTTGAGGGTCAGACGGCTCACCTCGTCGATTTCGTCAAAGCGGCGCTGGTCACGGGCGAGGGCCTGCGTGTGCTGAAGCTGGCCCTGCTCCAAGGTGCCGATGCGCTTGTCCATCTCATCCAGCCGCTTGTTCTGCTCGTTGTCCGGCTCCTGCGCCTTTTTGATGTACTTGTGGATGATTTCCAGCACCTTGTCGATGGTGATGGCTGCGGCGCACAGGCTGCCCAGGATGCCCAGCACCCACAGCAAAGCTTCTTTTTCGGTCATTTGCCCTCCCGAAGACGGGTCAGACCCTTCTTGCGGATGATTTTGGGGTAGTTGATGGTGGTGACGTTGAGGTCTACGTTGCCGGAGATGCCCGGAACGCTGCCCTTGCTGGTGTGCTGGTGGGCGTTGTAGTTAAACGTCACGTTGGGCGTTTTGCCGGTGTAGTCGGCAAGCCAGACGTCCCACCGCCCGGCCAGACGCTCCATCTCAAGGAAGCGGTTGGCATAGCTCGTGTAGGTATAGAGCTGGGCGAAGAAGCCCATCTTCTCGATCTGCTCGAGGTGGTAGGCCGCGAGGTTGGTCAGGTCGTTCGGCTTCAGCACGGCAAGCGTTTCATCTTCCATGTCTAACGCCACCGGCAGGGTCAGCTCCTTGCCCCGCAGCGCCTGCCTCAGCGCAGCCAGCTCTTCGTCAGCCAGTTTCTCAGTGGTGGCCTTCGTGTAGTAGTAGACGCCAATATCCAGCCCTGCCGCTTTTGCGTTGATATAGTTATCCTCGAAGGTGGGGTCGATGTAGGGGACACCGTTGCGGTTCCCTATGGCCCGCAGCATCACGCCTTTATAGCCTGCCGCTTCTACCTGCACCCAGTCCCCCAGTTTGATGATCCCTTGCCACCGGCTCACATCGATGTACCGGTAGGGCGGGTCGCCCTGCCAGCCGGTGATAGCCTCTGCCCCGGGGGGGTCGGGAGGCTCCGGTGCGGGCTTTACCTCTTCGGCATCCTGCTTGTCCCCGGGGCCAAAGATGGCCCGCGCCAGCTTTTCCAGAAGCTCCAGCAGCTTACCCATCGTAGTCCTCCTCCGTGATCTCTTTGTATTGCTCAGGGGCGATTTCGCCCTCGGCAACCCTCTTGCCAAGCTCCCGCTTGACTCCGGCGCGGCGGCTTGCGGGCATCTCTGCCCATTCCTTGGTGCCGGCAATCAACCTGTTTGCCCAGATTTTATCCATATGCTACCTCCTTACTTGTTGTTGATAGCGGCGTCCAGCTCGCACAGCGAGTCCTCGATAGTCGCCAGCCGCTCCTGCGATGCCATGTCCTGTTCACACATGGCGTCCTCAATTCCCGCCACGAGGCCGGGCAGCTCTCTGAGCATCCGCTCCTCTTCCAGCTTCTTGTGGAGCTCTTTCAGACTCTTTTCTACCTTACGCAGGCTCATCCGATAACACCTCCGATCATGGTGATAGTGCCGCCGACGCCGGAAGCTCCCCGAGTGATCGTCACCTTGTAGTTAAAGGCCGCTCCCTTGGCGGCGGTCTTGTTGGCAAAGGCGTGGTGTACAAATGCCCGGCTCTCGCCGCGCTGGATGTCGGTGCAGTTCTCCCACGCAGGGCTGTCGTCCAGTCCGTTGTTGGTCAGCTCCACGGTCAGGCTCATGTCTGCCGGAAAACTGCCCTCCAGCGTCAGCGCAGCCACGGTGATGGTGTCGTCCGCCGTTAGGGGCTGGGTCAGCGAGAGGACGGCACGGGTCACATTTTTGGTAAAGGTAGCGGTCCACTCTGTCGTGGTCTTGCCGTCGTCAACTTCCAAAGTCAGGGTGTTTTCTCCGTTGAGAATCTGCTGGAACAGGGCCTTCTCGCTCAGACACTGCACTGTGAGTTCGGTGCCGGTAGCCACGCTCTCACGGACGGCCAGCTCCACGCCGTTCACCTTTTCGGTGATGGTCATGGGGTCTCCGTCGCCGTCGGTCACGGTGTACCCCACCGTAAAGGGTGCATTTTTCTCTCCAAGCTTTGCCCCGCTGGCTCCTACATCGCTGGTTACTTCGGGGGGCTGGTTTACGGTCGGGAAACCATCCTTGTCGATGTACAGCGTCTCCGGCAAGGTGAAACAGGGAAGGGTGGCCAGGCTAGTTTTATATCTATCGAATTTAGAGAACGATATACTGGAGCCGCTTGCACCGACAACGGCATAATAATAATCGTAATCGTAAACATTGTCGCCATCTTCTTTATGATAGCCGCTCGATCTCGTGTCCGTACTTCTTGTCCAGAAGGAAGTGTCGCTGGCTGTTATGATATATCCTACCCGGGTTCTGGCTGCCGCCGAAAGAGCCGAGCCATCTGCAAGCCCCTTCGTATAATAATCTGTAGCCATGTTAAGCTCTATTGCTGATAGTGAAAAGAAATTTGCAGAACCCGTCTGTACTTTCGAATAGCTTCCGCTCCAAGTAGTATATTGATACTTATATGATGTGGTGGAGATCCATTTTTGTACGGCAGCTGTGAACTTGTCCAGAGTCAAATTCGCCGGACTCTCCCGGCAAAACATGGTCCGTCCCATGCCGTTCAGGACAGACTCATAGTTGTGGCACAGCGCGTAAAACTTGACTTTGGCGCCGTCTTCCATCAGATAGACGTATCCGTCCCCGATGGCCAGGTCTTTGATCTGCATATTTCTGATCCTCCTTCCCTTAAAAATCAATGCGGCTCGCTTTCTTGTTCCACACACCCGTCAGCTCTACGCCGTCAAGCGTGTCAAAGGCAGTAACGAAACTAGACCCATCAATGCCAGAGCCGAACTGCATCTCGAGCATTTTAATTCTTACGCCCGCTGCCGCAGCGTCCGCCGCAGCGCCGGAGATGGTGAGGGTCTTGTCAGTCTCGATTTTGATAGCGTTGATGCGGTCGCCCACGGCTTTGGCGTCCGCGGGAGCGCCCTTGACGGTCAGGGTGGGGTCGGTGGTGACGATAGCCGCTGCATTGTCCGCATACTGCTTCGCCGCAGCTTCACTCTTCGCCGCAGCGTCTTTGCTTTCTTCCGAAGAGTTTGCGGCTAATTCAGCAGCGTCTTTTGCGGTTGACGCAACGGTTGCGGCGGCTTCCGCCTTTTCCCTTGCGATGTCAGCCCCTGCAACATCACTCAGAGTGTTGAGGGTGTTGGCGTTCATTGGAGTCCCCTCGACAACAGGTTCGTCATTACGAATCAAAGTGATGATTTCTGATGTGCCATCAGATTTCATCATAGTCCAACGCCCGGGATATTTTGCCTTTCGGTCAACAAAGTGCATAATAGGGTTCACCTCCGCATATTGTATCTGAACAATAAAGTAAGTGGTCTTTTGCCATCGCTTCAATGTCAGACAAAACTTTTTCTACTTGATTGATAATCGCAAAATGATAACTCAGCGCCTCGGGAGTTTCCGGGGTAGAACTTTTGCCACTGCATTTGGAACGAATGGCTTTCACGTTATCAATCCACCGAGTGGCATCCGCAACGGTCAGATAATCATTGATTGTCCAACCAGCTTCCACAGGAACAGTTAAACCGACCGTCCCTGAAAAAATAAGCTTGCTGTCGTCGCCGTAATAAGCGCTTCCATTTGTAATGTTGACGTAGTCGTTTGCGACAACCCATGATGGCTCGACAGAGGGCGGGTAGAAGTTGTTGGAGGCGGCGAAATAGAGCTGGTATTCGACGCCCTTTTCCAGCGCGAAATCGCCCATGTCCAGCGCCACGTCGTTGTAGCCGCGGATAATGTCGATGAACTTGTCCACTAGGGCGGTCGTGGAGTCGTACTTGCGCAGGACGGTGCGCATCGTGCCCGGCACATAGCCCTTGACACGGAATTCCAGCGAGCGGAGCCGCAGGTCCGCTTTCTTGGCCGTCAGCGGCATGAAAAACTCGAACTTGGCGGGATAAGTGTCCCATGCAGGAATGTCGCCGCTTTCATTTTTCGCAGTAACAACTTGAATGTTTTGCTGTACAATCCTTGCAGAATAAGGTGCGCCAACGATTTCGGCGAGTTCTTTGATTCCGTTTTCAATGCGGTTGTAATCCGTATAGCTCAGAGCGCCCTTCATGCCAGCAGCCCATTCTTGCTGTTCTTCTTCTGTCCATGTGCCAGTTCTTGCCTTTGCGGTCAGTTCTTTTACCCGGTCAACATCAGCTTGCGTTCGGTCTGTAATCCACGTTGCCATATTTCACCTCTTAAAAAATCAGTTTGCCGTCAGCGTCAATAGCGAGAGACTTTGGGACGGTAAATGCAGGGTGAACAACATTGTCATACTTACGGGGGGAATCGTCATTCGTAGCGTAAGAAATCGTCTCTGCGTTGGTATTCACTTGTAACGTAGAATCATACACGGCGTATGCATTTACAAGTTTGCTGACCAACAGAGGTCGCCAGTACTTGTTGGCGCTTGAACTTGTGCCAGCAATATCACGAAGCATCTGAAGCGAGTACAGGTAAGGAGTTCTCGTCCAAATGGAACGTCCTCTGCTGGAGCCCTCCATGTCAGAGGCAAGCATCGTTTTCAGGATTCCAGATGCATTTTGCAGGGGAGTACCCTCGTTGTGCTTATAGCTCGGGCTACTAGTTGTCCAATTCGGAGCATCAGAGCCTTCCGTGTCGTATCCAAACTCGTGGTAAGAAAGCAGGAAAATGCTTTTTGCCATCGTAGTCACTTTGCTGCTACCAGAATTGCAATAAGAGTCAGAAAAACCGGGAGTATAATAGATGGTCGTCTTATCAATAGCTTGCTTCTGGGCGGAGCTGAACGAGTTGAAGTACTCTCCGTTGAGCCAGCTGTTTACGCTGCTGCTGGCGTAAGTAGACCATGTAGAGCTCCAAGCCATGATGGCTGCATAGTGTTTTCGAACCAGAAGAGTTCGCCCGGCTCCATTCAGCTCGCTTTCGTAGTCATGCTTTGCAACGATGAACTCGGCCACGTTACCGCCTTCATCCATAAGGACGGTGCCGCCCTCTGCAACATCAAACAGATTGTACGCTGCCGTAGCAAAGGAGCATTCCGCGGAGACGCCACCTGCCGAGGCTGTGACAACAGCCTTACCCGGGGAGTTCCACTTGACTTGACAGGTGGATTTTCCTTCTGCGTTTGTCAGAACGTGGATAGAGACGATTCCCTCAGGAGAAGCCGACCAGTTGATTTTCGGAGAATCAATAGAAGCAGGGGAGAGGGTGGCAGACAAAATAACGGAGTCGCCCCAGCCAAGCTGTTCACTGGTATGGTCAAGAGACATGGCCTGAGCATCTGCCATCATGTACCCTTCGACAGTGCCTTTGAAACACCCATTGAAGGTGTACTTTACATTGGTTGTCAGCAAGACAGCGTCGTAATTGAACTGATGGTGAATCTTTACAATATCAAGAGCATCAATAGTAGGGCTTGCCCGATAGGTAAGAGAAGCCTTGCGACGGTTAGAAAGGACTCCATAAGACTCCGTAAGGGCGTTCCTGGATTTTGCAAGGATGTCCTTTGTGAGCATAACATTGCTCAGAGTCTGGCTCACGCCTTTGCCCGAAGGATTTTCAGGATAAGCGTAGGTGGCATTTCCTACGGTGGTCACTACGTTAAGCATATTCTGGGCAAAGGTGATTTCCGGCCAAGAATAATTGTTCAGTACTGGAATGTCCAACACGGGGTTGGAGGCATCGGAGCCGTAGACTCGGTTGATTTTTATCACGCCATCACGGGTCTGGTACAGAGCCATTCCAGCCGCATTGGCCGCAAGCTGCAAAATATCAGAATTGTGATAAGTAGACTCATCGCTTGTAATGTCGGTGGAGTAATTTTTCAGTTCATCCGAAATATCAAAGGTAATTTCATCCGCTTCCAACAGCTCCAAAGCATCGTAGCACATCTCATAGAGCGTGCCGTATTTTCTTCCGGTGTACTTCGTGCTGGATAGATACAGGAAAGCGTCTCGCGCCTGAAAGGATGCCTCAATGCTGTTGGCAGGGACGCTCCACTCTGACAGGAAGAACATTCCTCCGCTCACCCATTCGGTCTTCCCGTCAACATCCATTCCATAACGAACAGTGACAGGCTGGCGCTCATAGATGTACTTGTAAATTCCTTGAGGGTTTACGGAGTCCCATGTGCGGTCGCTGTTGTCTAAACTAAAGGAAATCGACTCCTGAGAAAGCTGCCCGGAGATAGGGTCTCTTGCAGAAGAATGGCTGTAGGACAAGATTTTGGTCTTGTCAAACACCAGATACCTTCCGATTTTCACTTGCTCGACCCTTACTCTTCGGTCGGGGAGACACCACTTCAGCACCTCTACCTCTACAGCATCAAACCCGGAAAGTTCTACTTCAACGTCAGAACGAATGGATTTGTTTCCGTTCACAGTCACGGTTTTCAGCTTTTTGGCCCCAAGATATGCGCTGACCGAAAAATCTGTAGCGTATTCATTAAACGCTGTAGACCAGCAAATTGAAACACCGGGAATCGAAGATTTGTTTTCGCTCGGAAGCTCAAGCCGAATAACAGGGTGACTTGAATCGTCAAAAATCTCGGCGCTCAAAAAACCAGTAGTTCCATACGGAGGGGAAGAAGGAACGATGCTACAGCTTCCATCAAGAACAGTGAGATTGGGCTCTCCTGTGGAATATCTCGAAATGGAAGCGTTATCAGAAAGCGCAATATTGTGAAAGGTGGAGAACGGGGCTGCCGATGACGTGACGATGGTAGCTTTTTTATTGATGCCAGGTTCAGTGATTCCGCAGGTAATCTCTACAAAAGATTCCGGAACAAGGGTTTCGTTAAATTTTTCTTTCCACTTATCGGAGACTTCAACCATACGTCATACCTCTACAAGAGAAAGTTTGCACCCTGTCCATCCCATCACGCCACCGGTTTTTGGCCCTCTACGCCACATGCCGCCGGTGCGGTCGGAGACATACATCTGGCGCGTGGTATAACCGGCTGTGGCTTGGTTATAGAATTTAACAGTGCAGTAAAAATTTGTGGTGAAAAGGCTTAAGATGTCGGCCCACTGCCGCGCGGTAAGGTAGTTCCATGACACGGAGACCTTTGCCACATCATGCCGCACGACAGCGCCAACAACTTTACCCTGAACATTTCGCCCAGAGTCCACGATCGTGCTAGTCGTTCCCTCGTAAGAGGAGGGTTCCGGCAGCTCTACGCCATTCACCGTAACCAGTGCAGGAATATTGGCCATCTGAACCATCCTTTCTTAGTAAGAGTAAACTTCAGTACCCATAATGGACATGCCACGTTCTTTCTGCGTTTTTTCAACGGAAGCAGTGAGCTGCTTGCCATCAAGGTAAACTTTCACGTCCCTGCCATCAGAAATTTCTTCTCCGTAGCGCTGCCATATATCGAGGAATGCATTGTAGCAGCCGTTGTACACAGCATCTCTCATCTCTTCGGAGTTTCCTCCGGCCGCAGAATAAGTTCCGCTGTAAGAAGAGCTAGACGTCGAGGAATTATAGCTGGAGCTTCCGACGTACTGAGATGTATCGCTGTAACTGCCGGTAGACCGGCTGCCGCCAAGTTTCGACACGATGCCAGCAATCGCAACTCCAAGGGTTGCGGCGGCGGCAAGGGCCACGATGCCAGCTGGAATGCCAAAAATCGTAGCACTGAGGGCAGCACCCACAGCAGAAAGCATTCCTGCCACTGCGGTTCCGATGGTGCTTACCAGACTTGCAAACCCGGCAAAAATCGTCGGGAAAGAGCTGAGTAAACCACCAGAGAGCGCCGCACTGATGGCTTTAGCTGCCGTTGCGAGAGGAGACTTCACGTTTCCGAAAGCCTGCGTAATGCCGGAAAGCATCGTCTGAGTTTCAGTGGAAACCTTTCCAAAGTTTTGGGTCAGATTGTTCACCAGATTTTTCCCAATGGTAGCAGCGGTGTTTAGCAGAGAAGAAGCTTGGCTTTTCAATTCTTTGCTTAGTCTGCTTACAAGGTCGCTTGCAACGGACTTGGCGCGTTTACGCTGCTCATCGCCCATAGCGCCCCAAATGCCAGCGGCAATGGTAGTGCCGACCGTTTTCCAATCGCCACTCTGCGCAGCCTGAATGAAAGTTTGCACCGTACCGAAGAAGTTGGTCTTGAGGTTGTTATCGAGTTCTGCCCACTTAGAGTCTAGCCCGGAAATGATGCCGTTGACGTAGCTTGTGCCGCAGTCAATGCCATAGTTCGCCATCTCTTCGCCCTTGAGCTTGGTGGCGTCTACGAGTTTATTCATAGCATCGTTGACATAACCGAGAGAACCAGTGATACCGTTTGCAAGGCCCTGGTCGATGTAACCGCCAATCTCCGCAAATACAGTAGAAGGGGAGTGGATGCCGAGAACGTTCTTAACCTTGTCGATAACTGCGTTTCCAACATTTGCGACAGCATTTTTAGCTGTTTCAATCATATTGTTCACGCCATCAATAAGGCCCTGAATCAGGTTCTTGCCAATATCAAAAAGGCTAAAATTGTCAAATGTGCTCTTGATTGCAGAAAGAATTTTCTTCGCAGTTTCAGTTACGCTAGAGATAGCATCAGTAATACCTTTCTTCAATCCGGCGATAATGTATCCGCCCTGTTCGGCCATTACGGTGGATGGGGAATTGATTCCAAAGGCAGACTTAAAACCATTGATAAATGGATTGAACACATTTTCAACAATCCAAGAAGCAACATTCGTGATTGCGTCTTGAATGCCATGATAAATACCGTAGACGATATTTAGCCCAACATTATCAAACGGCCCCTCTGCCACTTTCTTTTCAAAGTAATCGGCAATTCGAGAAACCAGACCGCCCATGAAGTCGAGTGCTTCAATGAACGCTTCGCCAAAGAAACGACCGATGGCTTGAGCTAGACCAGCCCAATCTACAGAAGTAACGGCTCTAATAGCAAAGTCAACGAGGTCTTGACCGAGTTGGTAAGAGTCTGTGCCAGCCAAGAAATCAGAAACAGCGTTAATGCTATCAGTAATAAAGTTGAAAAAAACTCTTGCAAGTTTTTCAATCTCAACATTTTGAAGAGCATCGGAAAGCTTATCAGTTAATTGCTTCCCAACACCAGTCCAATCTACTGTTGCTATCCAATCTGAAAGTTCGTGAAAAAATCCAGAAAAGCCATCAATAAAGGCGTTAAGCACAGATGTCCAGTCAAGCTGAGACAGGAAACCACCAAGAAGATCAAACTCGATGATGAATCTGTCCGCAAGTAATCGGCCAAACAAATCCCAGTCTACAGAATCCACAAGCCCGTTAACGCCATCTGCAAAAAACGCTCCAAGCGAGGCCCAATCAATAGAATGGATGGCATTATAAATCATGCCCATAAGTTTATTTAGCTGTTCGCCGATTTGGGTTCCGATTTGGAAAGAATCGAGAGATTTTAATTTTGCCTTAATCTCGTCAACAGCGCTTCCAGCATAATCTTTGAACATATCATACTGGGAGAGGTCAACGTCGCCGAGCAGATTGCCAGAAGCACTGTAAGGCGGAACACCGTGAACGACAGTACGGCCAGCGCCACTGCCAGAGCCAGAAGAGCCGGAATTTTGCGAAGGGTCGATAATGTTTAATTCATCAAAGCCCATCGTATAATCTTTGGCCGCTTTCGCCGCCGCTTTCGTAGCATCAGCAGTGTCATCCATAGCGCTGGTTACACCGCCAATATCTTTCTGTGTCTTGCTAAAATCGGTAAATTCAATTTTCTGCCCGAACACAGATGCAAGAGAGACCACAAATTCTTTGATAAGGTCAACTGCTGCAATCAGAACGGGGAGAATCGCCTTAAATGCGGGATAAAGAAGCTGGCCTACAGCCTTTGCAAGCTGCGAAATTTCAGACTTCAAAATGCGTACCATATTGGCGGGGCTACTAATGGTCTGCGCGAGGTTGCCTTGAATGTTGGTAGTCTGCTTCATAATGGCGATGTAGCGAAGAACTGCCTTATCTGCCTGAGACAGACTAGAAACCTGTTTATTAAAGCCCAAAGCAAGAAGTTCCTGCTGCAACCGCGCCTGAGACAAGTCAACGCCCAAGCGGCGAATAGGCTCAAGTTCTCCAGAGATAGCAGAAGCAATTGCGGTAAAGGTAGTAGCGGTATCTTTATTCCAATAGGACGATTCGTCATAGGCAAGTTGGGTCAGGTTCTTGGATAAGATATACGCTTTATCGCTTGCCAGGCCGAACGAAGTTGCAAGGCTTTGGATCGTAGCAATGTTTGTCATTGCTTCTGTCGGGTCGATGCCAAGCAGAGACTCCATCTTATTGATAAGCTCTGTTGCTTGACCGCTTAACTCGCCCATTGCGTTGTTGAACAAGTCTGTTGCTTCATAAAAGTCATTGAACTTAGTAACGGCATTGGCAAGATAAGTGGCAATAGCTTTCAGAGAAACTAGCTGTGCTGCACGTTTCTTGATGGTTTCTAACTGGCTTGCCAAGCTTGAAAGGCTAGTACTTGCTTTCTGGTTTGCCGAAGAAAAGCGGGTTGTAGAATTGACAGCACTTTTAATTTTAGATGGAAGTGAAGAAAAAGAGCGCCCTACCTTGTCCAGCTTGGAAGCGAGTGGAGAAATGGCGGATGCCACTTTCTTACAAACTTCCGCAAAATCATCAAGCGTTTTAGAGTCCAGCTTCTTTGTAATGCTTGGAATTTTAGCAATGGAATTGATTGCACTGCTTACGCCACGCAAACTCTTAATGGAAGAATCGCTAATAGAAGAAATAGGGGAAAGGCCGTTCTTCAAGCTGTTCATCTTGCTGCCAAGTCCTGAAAAATCCATGTTTCCAAGATTGACGGACGAAATTTTGTTCAAAGCATTAGCAACAGAGCGGATGCCTTTTGCGCTTTTAGTAAGGTCTACATTAGCAAGACCGTTCATAAAAGACGTGATTTTGCTAAGACCGTCCAGTCCAGTAGATGAAGATTTAAGAGCGGAAATAGAAGCAGATAACTTATCAAGACTACTGCAAACCTTTGCCACGTTTCCTTTTGTCCGCAAATTAGAAATGGCGGCAGCGAGCTTGTCGATATTAAGCTCTGCGCCCTGCGATTCCGCAGAAATCTCTACGGATAAGCTCGTAATATCAACATCAGCCATCGCTACCACCATCACTTTCCATCATAGAGAACATCATTCTCTTGATTCGCTCCTGCGCCTCAACTGCGCGTTGGTATTCATACTCGTCTTTCTCCTTTTGGGTAAGGGGAATCGGCCTATCCATGTACTTGATGGGGCTAGACCCTTTCTTTCGGAACATATTGCCAACTGTAGAGGAAAGCGCAGATGCCATGTAGAAGCCGTTTCTCCAAGCTTCCGTGTTGGCTCTGCGTTCCCGCAGCTCCTCTGCGTCACGGTAGATCTTCGCCAGCCAGACATCGCCGTACCAGAACTGGTCGTAGGTCATGCCAATGGAGATGTAATAGGCTTCTACATCATGGAACAGCTTGGAGAAGGAAAATGACTCCCCCTCTCCGTCTGATCCCTGAGATTGTGCGGTTACACAATCTCCCACGTTGCGTTTTTTGCGGTCTTGTCCTCAGTGTCAGTTGCCAGCAGAGACTTAGAAGCGTCCATGAACATCTCAAGCAGAACGCCCATCAGGTCTTCCTTATCCTCGATGTGCTGGAACATTTCGTCCACGACCTTGCGCTTGATGCCCTTGTTCCGTGCGATGAAAGCGCCGTAGAACAGGGCACGAGAGTTAGACAGCAGATTGGTCATCTGGGTGTACTGGCCAATCTGAAAACCTGCACGCTCGGTGGCTTCCACGCTGTCACGGGTGAAGGTCAGCTCGTAAGTGTTTTTGCCATCGGGGGAATGAAAGTTGATAACCTTAGCAGCCATAATAAATGCTCTCCTTTATAAATAGGGGCAGAACCAAATCCGTTGTTCAGTTCTGCCCGGTTTGATTGATTCGATTTTTGCGGTTTAGCCGCCATTGACAGTCAGGGTCTCGCTGAACTCAGGCTTCTTGGTGAAGATGCAGTTGATGGTCATTTCAACAACCTCGTCCACGCCAAAGCCGGACAAGCCAACCTGATGCATACCCTGCCAAGTAAAGCCGGAGCCGTCCTGCATCTTCAGGGCGTAGTACTTCACGGTGTTGCTCTCGGAAGTCTCATCGTAGCCAGCTTCCTTGACCTTCTTGTAGTCAGTCTTGTTGTAGTTGGCAGTAAAGGACTTGGTGTCACTCTGGATAATGCCGAAGATGTTGACCTGCATAGGGTCAGACAGGGTGGTGGCATCCAGAAGGTTAGGCTCGGAGATCAGGTCGGGCACATCCTTAATGTCGCACAGCTTCGTCAAAGCGGTTGCGCTGTCGCCACAATACAGGGTGGTATTCAGGCCGGAGATAGCAGTACTCATAGAATGTTTACCTCCTTAGTTTCGGTAAATCATTCCGTCCTCTCCGATTGTTGCCCCATAGCTGCAATCAATCCGATAGACGGAATTGTTGTACAGCCCATTCAACGGGGCAAACGACTTGCGATAAAATTTAAGTGGTTCAAGAACAGAATCCACGATGCCAACAATGGAACGTGCTTCTGCAATGCGTTCGGTGCTCTTGTTAGAGTAGACCCGCACACGCAGGGAAACGGCAGCGTATTTGCTGTGACCGGCAGAATCAATGTGCACAGGAAGGTTGCTATTTTCCTCTATCTGCACACACGGAAACTTTTTGACGTTGCTGTCATTGATTTCACCAGTAACGAAGATGCCGGGCATTTGCTTTCGTAGCTCCTTAGCAACAGCCGTAAAGATGGAATTGAAATAATCGATCAACTATTCCAAACCTCCCTCCACGTTGCTTCGACTTGAGAAGCCATTTCTTCAACAGCTCCCCACATAGCCATAGCTGGTTCGTTACCATCGGTGTAATTCAGCTGGCCTTTACCATCCACCTGCTTAACAGGCGTACCAGCATTGCCGGGGTCACCGTAGTAGTACCAACGTCTGCCAGCACCCTTGCCTTGGCCGTAGGAGCCATGCGCGCCAACACCAGGCGGTAGCTCACCGCCATATCCGTTGTGATGTGCGCCAGTGCCAAACTCGATAAAAGCAACCGATTTGCCCTCTGCAACGATGGTACAAGTCTTGTCTTTTTGGTTGATATGGCATTTCACGTCATTGGAGCCAGAATATTTCGCATTGGCAAAACGTATCTTTGCGACCTCAAAGCCGAGCCAAGAAAGACGAAAAGCAAACGCTCTAGCTTTCTTGTTCAGGGTGGTCTTGTACTCCTGTATCTGACGTTCCGCATCACGGAGTCCGGCATCGCTCAACCTCACTTTAATTTTCACTTGCAGCCACCTCTTTTAGCGCATACAACGTGTCTGTAATATGCTCTGCGACTTTGACCACAGTGTAATTGAAGGGCTTTGAAATGTCCGTCTGAAACCAGACGTGTGTACCTTCATAAAGCGGTGTGTTGCGCTTTTTGCTGGACGAGCTGACAACGTAGCTATAATCCGTAAATGCTCCAAAAGGGCTTGCTTCCGCAGAACCAGTAGGCGGGCTGACATTCAGCATCAGCTTTGCGGGGTCGCTCCACGTCTGCGATGTTTCGCCGGTTTCGTTTCCCCACTCGTCCACAACAGGCGTTTTCTCGCCAACAGGGTTTGAATACCACAGCGGGCGTTTATCCAGCGGGCTTCCATTGAACATCAGCCGATAACACCTACTCTCGGAACTACTTCATTCAACAGGGACTGCGCCACATCGGAACTTTCCCACACACGAGTAATGCCGTTGTTGGTATAGCTCGTCTGCCCGTTTGCGCCGATGTGGTTGTACAGTTCCGCTGCAATGCGTATCTGCAACGACTGATATTGCAAGGGCAACTCGTCCGGTCTGTTGCCGAAGGGGTAGCCCTGCGCAAATATCTTGTCTTTGGCGAAATCAAGCAGCAGGTCGAAGAGTGGGTAGTCCTCGTCCGTGATTTCACGGTCAAGTGCAGGAGCGATGTACTGCCCCAGCTTGACTGCCGCTTCGGAATACTGGTCTCCCATGCTGCTTTCCTCCTTTCGCCTTAGTAAGCCTTGATGCAGTACACAGCGTCCATGCGCTCAAAGGACGGCAGGACGATTTCAGAAGCATAGACGTTGGCGTTGACCGGGTGAACGGTCAGCTCAGTGGTGATGGCAACGCCAGTGTTCACGATGGACACGGATGCACCAGACTGACCGGACAGCAGGTCGGCTTCCTCAGGAGTAGTGCCGTACCAAGTGCTGCCCAGAGCGCCAGAAGGAGCAACCACCACCATGCCATCGGGCAGATACTTCTCGCTTGCGCTGTACTGGTCTGCCTTGAACATCTTGTCGTACAGATGGATGGTCAGACCGGTTGCAGATTCGACAATCTGCCGTGCTTCGGCATCCAGCAGAACGGCGTTTGCCTTTGCGGTGACAGTCATAAACCGATTCTTCACCTCGTCCGCAGCAATCATGTTGCGGAAGGTGGCGGTGTTCATGTACACCTCAGTCACAACCTCGCCAACGCTTGCCAGAACAGCATCCTTTGCAGCGTTCAGGTCAGCAATGGGGGTGGCGGTGGCGACGTTCCACTTGGACTTTGCGACAGAGACTTCCTTGTAGTTGGTGGACTTCCAAGTGCCGTCCGGGTCGTAGTTGTAGGTGTAGTTCACGCCGTTTGCCTTGATGGTGATGCCCGGAACGCCATTGGCGGGAGCCAGCAGCTGCCAGATCATGCGCTCAGGAACGATACGAGCGCCAGTGATAAGCTGTGCGGTGTCATCGTACAGACGGTTCATCACATCACGGGCATAGGGGTCGTTGCTGTCCAGAACACGCAGGATTTCCTGACGGTCTTTCTCGCCCAGATGGTAGCCCTCACGGAAGAACGGCATCTCGGTCTCATCGAACTTAAAACCCTCACGGGTGCGGAACGTAGCCTTTGCGTCAAATGCGCTAGGCATCAGGGACACGCCAACGCCCTTGTGACCACGCAGCCACTTCAGGTCGAGACCGGCCTTCTTCTTTGCAGGGAACAGTGCGTCAGATGCAAAGGGCATCGCATTGGTGGGGTCGTTCGTCCAATAGGCGGCAATCGCAGCCGGGGCAAAGACTTCCTTAAGATTCAGTGCCATGTTGTTTTACCTCCTATTAAGCGTTCACGCTGATGTTGTCACGGCAGAAGATGCCAGGAATGGCAGTCTTGAGCGCAGTAACCGCATCAGAATCATAGGTGAAGCCAGAGCTTGCGGCAGCCTTTTTGGTGTCGATAACGCCACGAATCAGCAGGGAAGCATTGGGGTTCTCTGCCGGGTCAACGTCATACAACAGAATGCCGTCTGCGGTGGCAGAAGTTGCCTTCTTGCCAGCCAGCGTCATGGGATAGCCAGCCTTAACCGCAGCAGCTTCGGTCACGGTAAAGGGGATGGCGGTGTAGTCATTGGAAGCAAGGATGGTATCGTTGATTCCGTTGACCGTGTTTCGGGTAAACTTCATGTTTTCCTCCTTGTTAATGGAAAGCACTCATTGCGTCACTCGATGCCTTAGAAGCATTTGCGTTCTGCTGTGCAAGGCTCTTAGCAAACGCCACGCCCTCACTGTCAGAACCGCCCTTGCCATCCGCACCCGGAGGTGTGGGCATATCCTTCAGCAGAGAAGCCTTGTAAGCGGTGTCGTGGGCGGTCATAAATTCCGACTGGAACTTAAACACCTTGTCCATGTCACCGTCAGCCAGTGCAGACGCAGCCTTGTTGGCAAGTTCAGCGTCATAACCCTGTGAAACGAACTTCTCACGGTAAGATGCAAGGGTCTTTTCCTTGACGAGGTTTTCCTTGTCGGCAGTCAAGGCTTCAATCTGCTTCTGCATCTCTGCCAGCTTGTCAGCCTGTTCCTGTGCAGCATTCTCGTCATCGGTGCGCTTTGCCTTGAGCTGCTTCTTGTACTCAGCAACTTCGCCATTGGCTTTTGTCACGGCGTTGCGCAGCTTCTCGACCTCTGCGCTAGGGTCTGCAACTTTTTCAAGCGCAGAAATGATTTCATCGGCGGTCATGCCCTCTTTGTAGGCATCACCAAGTAACGCTTTGTAGTTCATATCGTTAATTTCCTCCTGCGTTTTTTTACCGTTGCTTCCCTGCAACGCTGCGAAATTTGTATCCCGGCTTCCCTGCCGTATTTATAGCAAAGGATTATTCACCCTCTGTTTCTTTATTGGTATCGGTAGACTGTTTGTCTGCCATGTTCTCGGCATTTGTGTCGGCAACATCCTGTTTAGGCTGTTCCTGTGGCTTCGGTGCTTTCCCATCCTTACCCAGCTTGCCAGCGGCAATCAGGAAAGGCTTGCTCATTTCGTAAGCAGCCTGCGGGTCAGGGAACAGACCGGGCGTAGTGAACGCCAACTGCGGGTCAATTGGCTGCTGAATCATCTGCGCAAAAATCTGAACCTTGCTCTGCTGGTTGTCATACTGGCGGCGGGGCAGCTTGATGTTGATGTCACTTGCCATCAGCTTAGAACCAGCCGTATCACGCAAGATTTTCAGCATTACAGACAGGCTCTGACGCTCACCATACTTGAACATATTCTCGTACTGCTGCGCCCTTGCTTCGGTGTGATTCCAGCCATTACGGACAATGACTGCGCCCACGTTGTCAGATGTCGCGTTCTCGCTTCCAGTGGCACTAGGCATGGCAGTCAGACTGCGGTACACGTTCAGCATAGAATCAAGCAAGGTCTGGCTCTGCTGCTGGTCAAGCTCGTTTGCAATCTGCGACACAGAAGCGGGCAGACCAGAAGTGGATTTCAGGCACATTGCGCCAAGTTCCTTCACTTGGTCGAGAGCGTCCTTGTCCACAAGGCAGTTGGTAAACACCATGATGGATTGGATGAATTGCGCCACGCCGTCCAAACGGTTGCTTTCAAGGTCGTTGATGGCATCCAGCACAGGGATAGCCGGTTCAAACAAGCCCATTCGCTCCGGGTTCAGCTTGTATTCGACCATCGGCAGCATTCCAAGAGAATGGTTCTCCGATTTCGTAACCTTGCCGTTGTCGATTTCAAAGTACTGGTTTGGTGTATACACGCAAATTAGGTCGTTCAGGTCATTCTGATAATTGCGTGGGATGTGCAGAATGTTAGCGATGGGCTTGTGACCGATGCCGGAGTTGTAAATCACATACGCCATATCCGGGTCGGGAACATCCACCAGTAGGGGCGTTTCGTCCGGGTAGTTGCCGTTGTACCCCTTATCAGGGAGAACAATGCGGTATCCCTGTCCGCACTCCAGCATCCACTGCCAGAGCCGCCGATCAAGCGCATCTTTGCCCTCATACTGCAAAGCGTTGGACAGGCGGGCGATTTCCTCACCGTCACCTGTTGCCGTTTCAGACCGCACATAAGAGCAGGGAGTGCCGCTCATGTAGCCTGTGTAGAAGCCCACGCACTCATTGGCGTGGTTCTCTACAATGCGATTGGTAATTTCAGCGTGATACTCCTTCGTGCGATTGAGGACAGGCTGACTACCCAAATAGTAGTTGTGTAGAAAGCGAATCTCGTTCTTGTTCAGCATATGAATAGGTTCTGCCTTGCCCATGACCACTTTCAGCACGTTTGCCCGATTGATTTCTGTCTCCGGCGTTTCAATCGGTCTACGTCCAGTCAGCGGCTCATTCAAAAAGCCGCCAACGACCATCTGATACTCAGCCATGCGTTCCTCCTTTCTGGCAAAATAAAAAGCGCAGCAAGACAAACCTGTTAAGGTCTATCTCACTGCGCCAAAACTGCGCTTCAAAAGCTATTTACTTTTCCGGCGGATGGATGATTTTCACCCATCCTTCCCTTGTGTCTCCTTCAATAACACCCTTGCATCTGTCGCACTTGAAATGGTATCGTCCGTCTACTTCGCCAAGATAGCGGTTGCAACGGACGTTCTTATAGATGGGATTCTGCCTGATACAAGGGCAACAGATTCTAACTAGCATAAACGCTCCTTTCGTTGGATTTCTGGAAACAGGCTGTTGAGCACAGACCTGTTGGAAGCTACTGGGAAACTGTTCGCACTACCAGTCATGCTAGGCTCTGACTTGTCGGGTGTCGAGAGCCACGATTTGCTCCATCCAGGGCAAATCGCTGATGGATACAGAGGATGGATTTGAACCACCGACCTTCGGGCTATGAACCCGACGAGCTACCAGACTGCTCCACTCTGTGTCATGTACCCGGCTTGATTTACCGTTGCTCTTTGAAATGAGAAATAGCCTAAAACTCATTTCATCGAGAGCCGGGAATAACGGGGGAGGTTGTCATAAGGAGAATTTTTCCATGCAATCCTTGAGGAATCGTTGTGCTGCGTAACGGAATCGAACCGTTGCTTGCCAGCCGTGGGGGAGACAGGCTGACATTCCCAACCAACAGGAAACGCAACATATAAAGTCCGGCGAAGGCGAAAGAGTAAGAAAACCTTCGCCGGTGAAAGGAGGAATATGCTTGTTGACACGCACGCGAGTAAAATGACAAAACCCCGCGTGCAAGCTATTCCTTTAAGGGAAGCCGCAAAACTTCCTGTGTACATTATAAGCCTTGTCAAGTGGTAAAATCAAATAAATAGACCCAGCGAACACAATATATTGTGTTTTTAATCAAAATGGCCTCTTGACAGGCTCAATTTTACTGATTCCGTTATACAATTCATCGGCAAGCTGTGCCAGACTGTCCGGTGCATCATCGTGCGGAACTTTGCCAAGCTGTGTGAACATCGTCACCTGTTCCATGAACGCCTTGTACTCTTTCGACTGGTGTTTCTCGTCAAGGAAATAGAACCGTTTGATGTCCGGCGCATACTGGATGATTCTGGACAGCTTGCTTTGGCCACTTGGCGCACGTTGGCTGCGGACAGAGCAGTGATAGCCTTGCTGCCGGAGCTGGCTGTCTACCACATCACAGTATTCGTCACCGCCGTTGTTGGCTTCGCCACGTACCACGTTGATTTTATGCTGGATGATTTTGCCCACGACTTCCGGTCTAGTCACGGTCTTATCGCCGTTATTGAACACAAGATCTGGGATGAATATGGAATCACCGTACACATAGGCGATAGGACAGGCGGTGAAGTCACCGCCGCCCCATGCAATATCCATAACCATAAGCTTGCGATCAGGCTCTCCGTCAGGCAGAACGCCGTTAAAATACCGCAGTTCGTCAGCAAGGAACAGCAGACCTTCACGCACATATGGCTTGCCCATGTACTTTGCCCACCATGTTGCATCGTCAATGCTGGCTTTCATGTCGGCATAGTAGGCATCATCAAAACCCACACCATAGTCATAATTGAAGTTGCTGTGTCCATTCTCGTCCACCGCAGGAATCACCCGGAATCGGTACTTCGGGTTGTCTGCATACTGGTTCTGAATGCGCCCAAGAGGGTCAAGCACGTTCCAGCGTGTACCGACCATCAGCTCTAATGCGCCTTGCTTTTTGCGGTCTTTCAGCTGGTTCAAATAAGCGTCGTACTTGTTGTTCAGACGCTCAACGTTCAGGCTTTCCTCCAAGTCCTCGATCAAGTCATCGCTGTACAAAACGCCGCCCTCGCCGATTTCAACAGCACCAGTCAGTGTACCGCCAATAGAGCGGCAAGTTAGGGTGGGGAAGCGCTTCTTTCGGTTCAGGTCAACGCTTTCGTCCTTTGCACTTTTGTCCACAAGCTGAACGCCAGGGAAGATTTTGCCCCAGTTGTAAGTCACAGGGTCGGTGATGATAGACAGCACTTCGCCGTAGAAGCCGTTGGTCAGCTTGTCGGAATGTCCGCTCATAACCGATGCAACGTCAGGGCGGTTGCCCATCAGCCATGTGATGAAGAAGATACACAGCGTGGACTTGCCTACGCGAGCAGGTAGACTAACTCCCAAGAAGTCAATTCGCTTATAAAACAAGTCCTCAAGGTCATCTGCCAGTACTTTCAGCACCCTGCGTCTCGGCTGATAGAACTTCTTCTCCGGCGCACGGTTCCATTCAAGATAGATGCAATAGCTGTCGAACACATCTTTCGCTTCAAACAGGTACGTCCGACCGATAATGTCATAGACTTTCGCCACGTCCTCGCCTGTTTTCATCTTACCCATCATGGCTGCACAGACAGAACGCAGTTCTCCAGAGTATTTGTAGGCATCGAACCGCTTGTCCTGTGGCAGGGCGTCTCTCAGATTCACCACCGCCTGAAACCAGTCCTCATAGACCTGTGCTTCGGTCGGATTCTGCTTTGCATACACTTTGATACTGTCGATGATAGCGATACACTGCTTTGGCTGCATAAAAAAATAGGCACCCCCTACCTGAAAATGTAAAGAGTGCCTACAACTGCACAAAAATCAAATATTCGGTTTTATTCTAGGTTGCGAACAACATCAACTGAAAACTCCAGCTAGCACAATGCTAATCAGCCCTGCAACAACGCTGGTCAGAACGCCGCAAGCAAATCCTATCCCACGTTCTTTCCACTGTTCAATCTTTTCCAGCTTGTGGATTTTCTTATAGTTCCTTGCACGTTCCAACAGCCAGAATGCTGTGTGCTGCGTATCGCCCCAGCGTATCAGACCATCGTTGGCAAGGGATTCAAGAACGAACTGTGCCGTAAAGTCCAATTTGTCCTGCAAGGCTTTTACAGAATAGAATCCATTCGGAAGGTCAGGCTCATAGGTGTTCAGCGTGTCGATCAGGCGTTTCATGTTGTCACTAAGTATCACAGAACGCACCTCGCAACCACAACTACGATGAAGAACCCGGTAAGCAGTCCAACGACCGCTCCTGCAAGCCAGTCATACGAGTTTCTGTTGTTCCACTTATCCATAGGTTTTTACTCCTTTCACCTGTTCTGTTCAGCAATCCGATACCATGTCTGGCGGGTCACATAATATTTGCTTGTTCATCAAGCCACGTTTCGCGGTTAAGTCTTTCCTTCTTTTCGATTAAGGTAGGAGTAAACGTTTTATCGCTCTTCCATCCAGCGTATTTCTTAAAATACGCAAGATAATCTTCTGCTATTGCGGGAATGCTTTCCAAAATAAATGTAAGAAGAGCAACTCTCATTTGCCGCTTAAATGTTTCGGAAGGGCCTTCTTTCCTGAAATCAAAAAATATGTTTTCATCATAAAACAAAACATTGCATCTCTTAGATTGGCATTCCAGCATAAACGAAGTGAAATCTTTGCAGTTTACAAAATCGAAAACCGAGCGAAATGTCAAATCTGCATCTTTTTTGATAAAATCCCAATAAAACGGTTTTTGCTTTTCCATATTGTTCTCCTTTTCTCTTGCCTGTTAGAGAAAAGAATGGTATACTGTGGTTGCACCATTCTTTTTCCTGTTTTGACTAGTTTGGTGTACTCTTAGCGGTGGCTTGTGGTTGGGCTGCCGCTATTTTTATTTGCGTATCTTTCGACACGTTCATACCAAGTAGATTTTCCAATACCAAGCTGCTTGCAGCACTCTTTCACGGTAATTTCGCCTTTTTGCTGTTGTTTTAATAGGCTTTCAAACTGCTGCTCGTCAACTTGCTTTTCCTGTCTGCCGAAGCTACGGCCTGTTCTCGCCGACACTCTTTTGCCATCAACAATGGGCATGGCAGCTATACCCTCTGCCTGACGCTGCTTGGTTTTCTTGCGCTCCTGTTCAGCTACTGCGCCCAAAACCTCAATAAGGATGTTGTTTACCATTTCTAGCACCCATGTCTGGTCTTGGAAGTTAATAAGCGTGGTCGGAATGTCGAGAATGCGAACAATCACGCCTTTTTCTTTGAACCATTGAAGTTCTCGCTTCATTTCGTCTTTGTCACGCCCGAATCGGTCAAATTCCTTAACGATGACTTCATCCCCAGCCTTGACAGTCTCTTTCAATCGTTTATATTGCGGGCGATCAAAGCTGCTGCCTGTCATTTTATCACAAAATACATTCTCATCTGGGATGTCGAACCGATCTCGTGCGATTTTAAGCTGTCTTGCAAGGCTTTGCTCCTTACTAGACACTCTAGCTAAGAAGTAACGCATTTTTTTCACCCATCACTTGATGTCAAACCCATTTTCGACTTTTGTCTCACGAGGGACTACCATAATCTTGTATCCCATAACCCTTAGTGTTTCATCCAGTTTGTTGACACTAATGTTTTTGTGCCTTAGACGTTCATTCAAGGTTTTAAGCGGAATGTCAAGCATATCACTTAACTTCGCTTGATTCAATTCCTTCAATTTCAAAATTTCCTTTATCGCTTCACTTGCCGTCATTTTTCTTCGCCATCCTTTCTTGATTCTATTATATCAAGATATTTCTGGATGTCAAGATATTTCTGGACTTTCTTTGCTTGCGCTTATATTATATATAAATATACTCTAGTATGTATTTATACATACTAGAGTAGTATAAGGATGTTTACTTAGTTAATCACAATCAGGTAGAAAATTTTCTATAATAAGGAGTAATTCTGCCAAACTTCATTTCCGTAAAACTTTGGGTCTTGACAAGCATATTTTCACGCTTTATACTTGTTTCAGCGAAAGCGAGGTGATAGGCTTGGCAAGACGAGCAGAAACCTCGGAACGTGATAAGCTGCGCATGATAAGCACTCGGCTCACAGAGAGCCAGATCGCAAGCATGGAGAGCAGCGCAAAGGCATTGGGCATCTCAAAGGTCGATGTTATCCGCATGGGTATCGAGTGGGTAGCATCCTACGTTGAGAACATCAAGGCATAAAAAAAAAATAAGCTACCAGCCGCAACCACCACGAAGCCACTGATAGCTTATCCACATCACGAAACGAGAACCTGCAACCACCAAGGGGGCAGTCTCCCTTTTCGGAATCTATTATACCAAAAAGGGCTGCTCTCCGCAAGAGTTAGGAGCAAAAAACATGAAATTTCCCACGACAACCGAAGAGTTTCTGAAAACCCTCGCACACGGCAAAGAGCCGACCAGCGAGGACAGGGAGTATGCAGAAGCACTTGGTAAGCTGTCCGAACTGAACTACCGGGCAGGGTACGAAGCAGGAGCAGCCAACAAGAACGGCAAAATCTGATGTCAACACTAGCGAACACAATATCTAGTGTATTTTTGATTGACATTCAGATATTTTGCAGTTACACTTATTGCACAGCAAAACGAAAGGGGGTGAATATGTATGAGTAGTCCTTACGCAGAGCGTTACGGTCACACCGTTACCATCAGCGTGACGGAGCGCCAGTTTGCAAGCTTGCAGGAATACTGCATCAAGAACCGCGTCTCCATCTCCGCTGCGTTCCGTGAAGCGTTCTTTACGCTGCATCCGATGGATTCCACCAACGAAAACGAAAAATGATACGCTCGCTAAAGTTACCAGCCGCAGCAAGCGTATCATACACACTCAGAGAGTATAGACCCTCTTTGGGTTATTATACCAGAGATGGCCTGCTCTCGCAAGATAGAAAGGTCAAATTTCTATGAATAATAATCTTGAAACCATCCGAATCTTCTCCGAAGATGTTATCCCTGTGTATGACACTGACACTGGCGAAAAGGTAGTGCTGGGTCGGGAGCTGCACGAGCGACTCAAAATCAAGACCGCATACAAAGACTGGTTCCCTCGTATGTGCGAGTATGGTTTTGTCGAAGGTACGGACTATTCATTGGTCGCTCAAAAATGCGCAACCAATAATCCGAAAAATCCGTATACTACTCGTACAGAGCACGTTATCACTCTGGACATGGCAAAGCACATTGCAATGATTCAGCGGACACCTGAGGGTATGGAGATTCGCCAGAAGCTGATTGACCTTGAGAAAAACGTGTCCGTCAACCAGTTCGCAGGGCTTTCTAAGGAACTGCAAGCAATCCTTGTGATTGACCAGCGCACCATGAAACAGGAGCAGCGTATTTCCGCTCTTGAGAATACTATGACCATCGACTACAACCAGCAGCGTGTGTTGAAGCGTGTCGTGAACACGGTGGTCATCAACGCTCTTGGCGGCATGGATAGCCCGGCCTACAAGAGCCGTAGCGTCTCTCAGAAGTTGTTCATGGAATGCAACCGGGACATTCAGGACTGGTTCAATGTAAACAGCAGAAATAACGTGCCGAAGAAGAGGTTTGATGAAGCTGTCGAGTACATCAAGAAGTGGAGACCGTGTGCGAACTCCGTTATGTTGGTTCAGGTCACGAACGGCCAGACCCAGATGCCCATGTGAAAGGAGAACAACTATGCTTACCGCAGATAAGATTCAGGATATGGGGGAATACCTCAACTACGCTTTCGAGACCATGCTGAAACTCTGGCGCACCGTTGACTACGGCGAGTGCGTCCACGAGCCTGTTATCGCTTGTGACGGAAAGGTTGTCGATAGCGGTCAGCTTTCCTTTGAACCGGACGAAAACGGCGAGATCGAGCCGGTTCTGCTCCGGGACAACAAGTGCATCATGCACGATGTGAAGTATTGGATGCCCTTGCCCAATGTTGAGTATCATCCCTATCACGCTGAAATCGTGAAGTAAACAGCCTATAAGAAAAGCCAGTGGTTAGAGAACATCTAGCCGCTGGCTTTTTGTGTTATGTGATTATCCTTCTACAAGGTCTGCGATGGCTCCTATTGCTCCTATAAAGCTCATTTTGCATTTCTCCATTTATTTAACTGGCGTTAATAGAATTTCCGTGCTAATCGAAAGTTCGATATGATAACCGTCTTTAACGGTAACATTCTGCCTTTCACCAGCTTTTTCAAATTTAAGCACGTCGCTCACATCATCAGAGTTTGCATCAGACACCACAAATACTGTAGCTTCTTTGTTTTGATTCTCAACTTCGTATGTGCCAGCCGGAACCATGTACCAGATATATTTATAACCACTCTTGTTCGTTTCTTCTTTTCCGTAATCGCCAAGAACTTCATCAACTAGAATAAAAGAGTCGTCCTCTTTCACAGGTTCTTCCGAAGTAGCAGACGAACTTTCGGATTCTGCCTTTGCAGATGATGCAACGGATGATGTTGGTTTTTTGCTTTCAGAGCTAGCCGCAGTATTTGTTTTGTTACGAGGGCTTATCAAATCCATAATAAAAGCCAATACGAACATTACCATAAGGATTTTGAACCACAGCCGCTTATAAGCTGGCTTTGGCGGTGTATTCTCTCCACCACACTGTGGACAAGTTTTAGCGGTAGCCGCTATCCTTGCGCCGCAGTGTTTACACTTTACGAGTTTTGCCATTTCACAATGCCCCTTTCTTACGGTCAAGTATAGCACAGATTAGACCGGAAGAGGGGTCTTTTTGTATTTTTCGGAATTTTTGGAGACTTGCACAATCGGATGGGCGTCGTTTTGTGAAGGTGGGGTGGGTATTGGCAAAGAAAGTGCCTTTTTTATTTTGGTCGGAGGAGACGGGACTCACCACCCCCACCCGGGCCTCTGGCCCAATTCCCCCCAGGTGGCCCCAGCGCACCCGGACAGACTGCACAGCACAGGCAGCAGCGCAGACCGTGCCAGATGCAAGCCAGACCGCCCACAGCAAGCCACGCACCGACACACACGCCCAAACGCTGGACACGCTGCGCAGGGAGATCGGGACGGCGGCGGATGCTGGACTGCCTGCAATGTGTCCGGCAAAGTGTACAATTTCGGACGTTTATTTTTATCCATATTTATATGGATATATTTTACCAAAAGCATTGACAATCCATATATATATGGATATAATATAATCAGTCCAGATAAATATGGACTACAACCACAATACACCAAAACAGGAGGACAAACCCATGAAACAGACCATCGATTATACCGCACTTGCAGATACCATCCGCGCCGAACTCAACGCCCGCCACGACCGCAGCGCATGGGATAAGGCCGTTACGTTGTACGCTCTCGATCTGCTGGAGGATGTGCAGTGGCGTGCCAATGACGTGGAGCGCCTGCCCCTTGACGGCGCGGAGCTTGAACAGTGGGCGCTTAACGGTGCAAGCTGTTGGGAGCAGTACAGCAACGGCGGCTGCTCACTGTGCTATAACGCCGATATTGCCGCCCGCGTCTGCACCCCGTCCGAACTCAAGCGCACCGACGGCGGCATGAACGCCCCTAACAGCCGGGAAACGTGGCTTGACGTGCAAGCCCGCGCACTGTACCAGGCTTGCAACCGTATCCGCACTATCTGCCGCACCAACGGCCTGTATTGCAAGGGGGTGCAGTGATATGATCGCACTTGATGCAACCCAGTGGGCCGCCCTCTGGTATGTGGGCGGCATGATCTCCGGCGCGCTCGTTATGATTGCATTTCTCAACAGCTAATAAGGGAGGCACACAAAATGGAGATAAACGGTTGGTTTTCCGGCTGCCTTGTCCAGGCGTTTCCCTGGATTGATGGAAAATACATTTATGTAAATGTTAGGCGCTTTTTGCCTGGTCAATCAATCAGCCAGGCACCAGCCTTGGATCGGTCGGTTTTCGTTTTGGATGACGAGCCAGGGCGAACAATTGTATACAAATATACTGACAGCCTGGTCAATGCCATATCGTCCGGGAAAATCCCGGACAAAGCACACGTAACTTTTGAAAATTCAAGGTTTTTCGTTTGATGGAGGGCTAAAAAAAAAAAAAAAATGACCACGTTTGAAGAAAAGGTGAACGCATACCGCGAAAACAAGCGGCTCATTGAAGAGCTTGAAGCAATGAATGACGCTGTAAAGGCTGAAATTATTGACATGATGCACGGTGCGCCCGAAATGGTGCAGGGCACCGCAAAGGCCATTTATAAAGACGTGCAAAGCGTCCGACTTGATAGCAAGCTTTTGCAGGCAGCGCACCCGGATATTTATGCAGAGTGCAGCAAAAAGACCGTTTATAAGCGGTTCTGCGTTGTATGAGGGGGTGCGACAAGTGATATTATCTTGTATCCTGTTCATTTTTTGGTTTTTCAGCGCCTTATTCAAGGCGAGCAAGTGAGGAGGGCTATATAATGACTGCTACCACTATTAAGGGCATTGACCCCATGACCGGACTGTATACCACCCGTTACTATGCACGCAAGGCTTGCCCCGGTGACTGTGTTGTTGTCAAGGTTGACGGCGGCTATATGATTATGACCGCCTCCAATTATAACATCTGGCGCAAGCAACGTTGACCCGCTCCCCATTTCAACCCCGCCCATGCTGGCGGGGCTTTTCTTTTGCCTTGCATCTGATGGGGGTGCAGGGCTTTTATTTTTTCCTGCTACAATACAGCCAAATACAAGCGTTTACAACGGCTTTTCTGCCATCAATGCAATTTATACAGCCAACAACACAAAATAGCGCACAGGGCTTTACAGGGGCTTTTCCTGAGATTTGCCCAATTCCACCGCCACGATACCAGACCGGCAAAAGCGGCTATAATACCACCTGCGCCACGTTGGAGCGTATCACAGCGCCGCAACACCTCCAGCACATACCAGATACCAGCGTCACGCCCGGACGCTGTACAGCCCAGCACAGCCGCCCTATTATAATAAGGTATATAAGGATGCAGCGGCCACGCAAGCCCGGCGGGGTCAGCAGTACAGACCCGGCGCAACTGCTGAGGGGTCAGCGCCTCCACCTGTACAGGGTCAGCCAGGCGGGGTCTCGATGCTTTCCACACCTGGCATTAGCCTGGCACCGGGTTAGCCTGGCATTAGCCTGGCGTTGTGCTTTCTTCCTGGAACGGCGGCGCGGAACCATTGACGGCTACCGCCGTATCTCTTTTCGGGCTTTCGCCCGATAGCCAATAAAGGTCAACAATAGTCGCAGCGTCCCGGATGGAATAGTCGTAATAGCTTCTGGAATAGTCGTAAAGTCGTCAGATGACTAGCTTTTGAAAGTCCTATATATAGTATAGTAACTTACTGTACGCTGATAGTCGCAGAGTAATAGTCGTAGCGTTTCCTTGCGAATCATCGTTAAATAGTCGTGTATTTTTTGTGTGAAATAGTCGTTTGCCTTTTAGAGAAAGAGAGGTGCGATAGTCGCTAAGCCATCCGACCACTCCCAAAATCACCTCTCGTTCCAATTTCGCATAATATATTCCTCCGCTAGTTATATCTATTTCGTATAATATCAGCACTTATTATAGTATGCAGATATAGTTACCCCCGATAATCGCGGATTATTTCGTATAATAACTAGTACCATCCGATTCTGTCTTCTCCCGTTCAATTTAATTCCCAGCAATTCACTATGGTATCTTATTCAATCCATAGTACTCTGCTAGGAATAGTCAATGCAACATTTGTACATATTCAACCGACTGCAAAATGAAGCCAATTTTCCATTTGGAATAGTCGTAGACCATCCATCAGCCCGAATCTCCCGCCAGTTCTCGCCTGCGGTCTGCTCTGCTGGCTAACGGTGTAGTTCTGGAGATAGAGGGTT